GCAGCCGATCCACTGCCGAACGTTATCGTGGTGCTCTCCGGTTTCGCCCCGGCGGCAGTAATGACGAAAGCATTCTGTGTGGTATCGAATACCACTGTTGCCACCGCCGCGGTCAGCGCTGTCTGTAGTGCCGTTGCAGCAGCAGCGAAGCTGGTGACACCGTTAAAATTCACCTCAGCGCTGGCGCTTTTCCCGTTAATACTCAGCGTCAGCGTACCGGAAAGTTTTTGTAGCTGTTCAATAGTCACGCCCTTAAACGAACCACTACGTAACCAGGCCGCCGATGCGGCAAGATTGAAACGGGAAAACAACAATTGTCCCGGCGTTTTAGTGGCATTTTTGAAGCCCTGAAAATAAAGCTGCGCGCGTGCGTACTCATCGGATAATGCACCAAAATACGCGGACACATCATCCGGGGAGGAAAACGGAACCACACCGCCGACCGGGAGTAGTGGATTTCCGGTCAGCAACAGGCCATTAAGATCGACGGCATTACCCGCCACAGCCAGCACACCGGGATTTATCTGTACATCTTTACTGAGTGGGATTGGCATTATCAGCCTCCGTTGTCCGGGTGATCACGTTGTCAAAAAACATCAGGGGTGTTGTGACCACAGGGTTAATCTGCATCTGAATATCAAGCGTCCGGCGCGGTTCATACTGCTGCTGGCCGTTGACGAACGTGGTATTAAGGGGATCTGAGCAATACAGCGGGGAAATCAGCCCACCTGTCTGCCGGAAAAGCTGCACGGAAAATTCAGACCGGAAAAGCGTTGCCAGCGCCTGCGCGTTATCCGCCGCATGAGGCCCATAGAAATCAAGCTGGCAACGCCATTTTGTGGTACGGGTGATATGCTGAGAGCCTTCACCGGCCTGTTCCGGCGCAGAGTATGTCACTACCGCAGTGGATAATCCGGTAACATCAATACCTGTCATGGTGATGAAGTCCCCCTGAGGCATCGGGACCCGGTTCTGCTGTGTTCGTTCAATCCCGGCATCAGAAAAAAGCCCCCGGAGATAATCACCGAGGGCCTGATAAAGATCGCTTTCCGTAACGGAGAGGGTCACACCTGAAGACATACAATAACCCTCGTCCAGTCCGGCCAGATTTCCGGTACCTCAACCACCAGCCACGTTTCATCTCCAATGACAAATTTATCGCCACCCTGTTGCCGGGTACGGTTAAGCCCGCACCAGTTACCGTCGGTATACAGTGTGGCGAAAACACCCTGCTGGTTCAGATTGTCGAGATGACGTAAATCCGCCTGGGTGACGGCCTGTTTTTGTACCCTGACGGGAACCGGATCATCATACTCAGGCACGCGGGAATAGTCCGCCTGCTGTGTACTCCCGCGCGAGCGATAAACCAGCGCGTCCGTATAAGGATTTACCCGGCGCACCACGCCGGAAACAATACCGTGGAGGTTCATTTTTTGCCCCCGTCAACAGAATAATCGACACTGTTCATCATATGACCGGTTTCAATAAGCGGGTTGTTAAAGCCCTTTTGCCGGACAGTGGATGCGGCGTTGGGCGGCCTTTTCCAGTCTCGAATAAACATCTGCAACTGCCCTTTGATATGCTCCCCCATATACACCAGCGCGGTCGCGGTATCAAAATCATTCGCCCGTAAAAGCGTCGCCATTTTTTCGCCCCATTCGGGGCTTTTATGCTCGATCATCTTACGGAAGAAAGGACGGGGTGGAATGGTGACCGTGTGCTCAGGAATAACCACATCCTGAGCAAAATTACCCTTACCGGCTTTGACAAAGCGGTGCCCGATTTCTCCCGTTTTTTCGTTATAGCAAAAGTGAAGCGTCTGCTCGCGAGCGGGTATAATCGCACTACCGCCAAACTCGTTAATGGCGGCGATATACGCCACCGGCGTACCGTCGGGGTAGGTTGCCCCTTCAAGAAAACCCACTTTGAGGCTTTTGCCCGATTTAAGGTTATCTGCGGCCTGTTTCAGCTTCTGCCGGAACTGTCTGCCGCCCGTAACTTTGTTTACCATCGACGCCCCCTCCCGTATCCCCGGTAATAATGCCCCGGATAACGCGAAGGTGAACCTCCCGGTACATACTCCATTGAACGGTACGGCGCCGTCGCCTGCCAGTAATCAGCGCCGTAAGGTGTCTGGAGATACCACCACGACGCATCGTTACTGCCGCTATTGTCCACGGAGACGGAAACTGAACCCTGCGACGCACTGGTGATACGTCCCACCAGTCCGGCCTGTCCATCTTTCCCGCTCCCCAGCCCCCGCAACGAGCACAGATGCGCAACCAGCAGGAACAAAAGCTGTTCCCGCTCGTTCAGGTCGGTAACCGGACTGTCGTCCGTATTATCCAGGTATAACGTGGTCGCTTTACCAAACATGGCGGCTACGGAAACCTGACCAACAGCGGAAAACTCCGGGTAAAGGGCCGAAAATGCCTGCCAGTCAAACGTTACCGTACCCATACCGTTTTACTCCTGAGGTTTGTCCATCACTTCATCATCGCGGTTAATGCCCGGAGCCGGATTTTTCTGCGGCAGCGGTTCAAGGCCGGATTTCACGGTTTTCTGCTCCGTAGCCTGCGCGGCAGCGCTGTTCGCCTTGTCCTGCGCAAAAATAACGCCGTTTTTCACATAAGGTTGCTGGCAGTGCTCCGCCAGCCAGGCTTCCCAGAACGCCTTTTCAACCTGCGTCAGGCCATAGCCCCCAACGATTTTAACGGCGTTATTCCGCCAGCCTGCTACCTGTACCTGTTTCGGTCCCACTTCCAGCATCAGACCGTTCGGCAATTTGCAGCCCACTGTTACCATTTCAGCCATGACTCACACCCCCAGCATTTGTGCATACGCCAGCGGCTGGCGAATAATCGCCCCCCAGGTACCGGCAGATTTTTTTTGTTTCCAGGCAGATGATTCAGTCACTACCGCATGGGCGCGCATTTTTTCAGTGAAAGAGCAATAGCCTGTATCCTGTTCCCCCAGACGCTCCGCGATAAGCTGTACCAGCTCGCCAGCGTCAGAGGTGTATTCCACCGCCGTTTCAATGGTCATCGCCGGGAAGTTTTTCGCCAGCAGATCGGACACGTTAACCTTGTACTGGTTAGTCTTGGTGAGGTTCACCTCCGCCAGCGGCGACATGCACAGCTTCATTTTGTCGGTACGCTCAATATGGCCGTTAGTCTGTTTCACCAGTTGTTTAAAGAGCTTCACGACATCGTCATACACGCCCTGTCCGTCCTTGTCGTCCCACTTGAGCTTACCGTCCACGGTATCCGGGGTTATCGGTGCGGATAACGACGGGTCATTCAGCAAACCGTAGTTCGCCAGTCCGGCAATACCATAGAAGTAGGACTTATTCTGGAACTTATTCAGCGTCAGTGCCGATGCCACGTTCAGCTCTGCCGCCCAGCCAATACGGGCTGCGCCGTACATATCCAGCTCTCGCTCGCCCCAGCGGGTAAACGTCTGGAAGTGATAGCTCTGGCGCGGTACCCAGTTGACGTTAGACGTCACAACACCGTTGTTGCTGTAATCCCCGTAGGAACTCACCTCCCCGGCAGATTCTGCAATCGGGAACTGTGCCGACAGTGTCGTCCAGTCACCTTTTTTGGTTTCGCCCAGAATCTGAGAGGCTTTCATCGGCGTCACCAGCACGCGGATCAGTTCTGGCTCAACGTAATTGGTGAAATATGCAGGGATACCACTGTTAGCCGCGGTAACCAGCGCAGGCTGCGCGTCCATCGCCAGTCCGTAATCGGCGGCGTATTCCGGGGGCAAATAAGCCTGCGCACCGGGAAGGATAATCCCGTAGTCGCGGCTTACCGTCGCATAATGCTGTTTAAATTTATTCATCATTTGCTCCAGGTGCTGATCTTAATAACTTCTTTCGCCGCCGCAGCGCTGGCAACGGAAAACCCGGTTTCTACAAAACCCGCCATCGTGGCGCCTGCCGCCCCTGTGGCTATCTCCCCGGTGGTCAGGGAGGCAAAAACTTTCTGCCCGACCGTCGCAGCGGTGGTGGTCAGCGCCCAGAAGTCCCCCGATACCATCAGGGTACATTCACGTCCCGGGTAAATAGTGTTCGAGTCGCCAGCCAGCCATTCCACAACAGAAGCCTGCCCGTCGCGCGGAACAAAACCCGCCGGCGCACCGGTTCCCTCATTGGCGGCAACGCCTTTGGTTACCCAGGCAAACCGGGCAATAACCAGTCCGTCAGGGCCGGTAATCAGCGCGCCTTCTCCCGCCACATACGAGGCGTGAGGGTTATCACTGGCAAATGCCCCCGGAATCCCCGGTGCCGGGTACTGGTTCATGTGTGTCTGAAAAGTATTCATATCAGTAACCTCGTTTCAGTTTTGCACCGGGGAAATCTGCCGCAAACGTCGATGCGCTGGCCTGGTCCATCGCAACACGCGGACCTTTAGCCGTCTGTTTCTGCTCAACGGCAAACTTCACCATGCTGCGGTACGCGCTGGGGTGAATGCCCTGGATATCGATCCCCGTCTGCTCCAGCGCGGTACGGTAAACCTCTTCGGCGCAGTCCATCGCCACCACATCGCCAATCAGCGGCCGCACCTCGGTTTCAGCCACACGAACGGCGCGGAAATTTTCAGCAGCCCGTTTCGTTGCCTGGTCAGTTGCCAGCCTGATTGCCGCATCCATCGCGGGTTTATCGACTTTCACATCGTCGGGTTTCACATCAGCCTCTTTTATTTCGGGGTCTTCGTCAGTTGCCGGAGCCAGTGCGGATTTAATTTTTTCCAGCACATCATCAGGAACTTTGCCGGACAGCAACGCCAGTACACTTTCCATCGGGCTGTCGGTATCAAATGCCTTCGGCTCGTCAGTTAACCCGGTATCATCGTCCCCGACCAGCTCCGGCACGGCTTCTGCTGATTCCATCAGTTGCGCCAGCTCCGCCGGTTCAATATCCATATCCTGTGCCAGCCGTTCGCTGTAAGCAGTTTTTACCGCGCTGGCGATAGCTGCCGGACGCTTATGCTGCGCCATCAGGCGTAACAAATCCCTGGGAGCCGCATCCTGTGCCAGACGCGGCGCAAGATAGGTTCCCAGCGCGGTAAGCACCGCCACTTCTTTTTTACTCAGTTTCATGCGTTTTAGCTCCTGAGGGAGAGAGTCCATAACAAGACAGTCCGGCCCCGCCCGGCCATCGCCGACCAGCGCCACATGATTTCCCACGATATTCCGCATAACGCCGTCATACGGTTCACCGTCGGGGGTGGTTCCCGGCGTCATATCTGCCACATAGGCATATGACGATGAGATTTCCCGTTGTTCATCCGTTTCTATCCCCGCGATGGCGGAGTTGTCCCAGATGGACATGCCGTTAACCAGATAGGTACCGTCAAACTCGCTGTTGGCATGGGTCGTCCCCACCCGGTACTCGCGCGCGGGCGCGCCCGGATAATCGGGTTTGTGTCGGCACAGGACGGGAATATTGTTGAAGGTTGAAACTGCCTTGCGCAGTTCATCGGGGTCACGGTAAAGCTGATAAAGTTTTTGAGGGTCGAGTCCCAGCGCTTCCGCCCCCGGTATTTCATGCCCGAAATAACCGCAGACGTTCGCCTTGCTGAGATTACTGCGCTCAATCTGGAGGCGACCTACTTTATCGAACTGCCTTACCGATGCCCGGTCAAACGCCAGCATTTCGGTAATAATCATCTTTTCTCCAGTCCGGGAATAACGGCCTCCCAGCCGCACTTGCAGTTGATTTCTTCGCCCGGCAGTACCCACTTACCATCCAGAAACATCCCCTTTCGCAGATCAAACCGTTTACCGTTCGCCTTCACATGCGACGGGCGCCATGTTTTACCCGCGCGGGAATGCCGCCAGATACCTTCAGTGATGCCCACCGAGCGTTGTCTGGCCGACTGCATTACCGAGGTCGCTTTATTGTTCTGGTCGCGGGCAATCAGCGCCGCGCGCCGTCGTGTGATGCCGTAGCGTTTTTCCAGTTCATCGGTCAGAGTTTTCAGGTCACGCCCCCGGCCAACAGACTGCATGACCAGTGTTTCCACCTGGGTGAGATGTTGCTGCGGGATGGAGCGAATGAGGTTCACATTCTCCGTGATGCTGGCCTGAAGTGCGGTGTTCATCTCCGCTGTCATACGGAAAGGAACCGTAAACCCGGCATCACGGAGCGCAGTGGACAGTGACGCATCGCTGTTTTTCAGAACATCACCGGCAAACCGCCTCGCCAGCCGCAGGGCCATTTCGTCAAACTTTTTCTGCCAGCGCCTGGCAAGTTGCTGCATGGCACCACGCATCAGGTTAACGGGGGACGCATCCTGCGCGAGGTCTGTTTTACGGTACTCAGCCCGCAGCCAGTAAAGTACGCTGTTGTGCATCTCACTGACGGCATTATCCAGTTGTCTGCGGTACCAGGCCTCAATCCCCGCGTTGGGTGAAATCCGTCTCAGGGTCTGCGTTCGGGTCTTGCGGCGGATTTTCTTCGGTGTCGTCAATTTCGATTTCTCCGCTCAGGTCAATACCGCTGTACGGGCTGTCCGGCGCAGTAGCCAGCCGTTCGCGTACCTCGTTATTGGTCACCGCTCCGGCGCTCTCGTAAATCTGATCTGTTTCCGCTTCAGTTTTACGGATATTTGCCAGTTGCTCGCGCGTCAGTTCATGCAGGGGTTCAAATTCAAAAGTGATATCAGGATCGATATCGCCGAACTCAGACAACTGAATAATATCCAGTACCTTTTTCAGCGGTTTCTTCAGAAGGCGAGTGGCAAGTGCAGCGATGGTGTCGTAAAACACACGGATTTCACCCTCACTCGACGCGTTCAGTCCCGTAGGACTCAGCCCGGCGAACTTTACTGATGGTATGGCACTGACAAAGAACATGTGTTCCTGTGCCTGCGCCTGAAGGGTGTCGAGGCCGCTCAGAGGGGTGTTGAACTGGAAAAACTCTTCTTTCTGCTTGTCCAGCATCAACAACCCGCGGTTATCACGGGTACGGTTAAACAGCTCCGCGCGTTTTGCGTAATTCGAGTCCCTTTTCCCCGTTAACACCTGGCCCATGTCCGTCATGATCCCGCTCAGCGAAAACGAATGCAGCATATCGCCCACGCTGTCGCGTGTACGCAGCCAGTTGTTGACGTAGGGTTCGGCAATCTGAACCAGTGACAGGCCGCCAAAGTTATAGGCCGGCTTCAGCATGTCCGGAACCGGGCGGGAAATCAGATCAATCATGCGGCTGGCGTGAACCGTTTTTCCCATTACGTACCATTCGGACGGACGGTAAAAATCATCACTCAGCGGATTATCCGCGTTATACATACCCGGATACGTCCAGACGGGTTCAATAACACGAAGCCCCAGCAGAGAACCTTTCGGGATTTTTTTGTCTGAAATAAACAGCCTGGACTCCAGCTCCGCCGGGTCAGTCCAGGCCGACATACCCGATGGCGAACGCACATCGATATAAATTTGCCCCCGCCCGAAAAAGCCGTCGTGCTCAACCGCCAGTCTGAAGGCATCCCGTACGTTATAGCGCTCCAGTGCATCAGTAAGCTGCGCTATGCGCGGCGCGCGGCTGTCGTCCCCTACCCCGACCGCCTTAACCTTTATCCATTTGCGGGTCATCTCCTCGGCAATCACACTGACCATGCGCCGGTACTCTGGTAACTGCGCCTGAAGTGCCAGATACGGATAGCCCGGAAATCCTCCGTACACAAAATCAGGATACTGGCTGTTCAGTGTATCGTAGGGAGTCGAGTCCATTGCCAGTACAGCATTGCGTATGTCTTCGGGAATGACTCCCGGCGGTGGCTCATAGCGAACAAATTCACGCTGCGGTTTTTGTCCCGCCTCAGCAACCACCTCATCGCTGATCGTCATCGGATGTGGTTCAGGCGGACTTTCTGGCGGTGTCACCGTTTTTTTACGTTTAAAAAGCCACATCAAATCCACTCCATAAAATCATCAGAAATTACGATAGGCATTACCGTCGGGGCAAAGGACATAATGAAGGCATCAGCTACGTTCGGCGATGGAACATCACGTTTCGCCAGTTCCTTTTTGGTTTCCACCATTACACGACCGTTACGGTCAAAATCGCGGTGTGGCGTGGTGAGTTCCAGCTTGAGCTTTTCCAACAGAGGGCATGAGGAATCAATACTGATTAACTCATCGACGCTGAATGTCTCTCCCACCTCTCCATTTTTCACCGCGTTCACGGCGTTAAATGTATTACGGAAACGGTCAGCCACCAGCCACCAGGCCTGTGCCTTCAGGTTTGCAAAAAAGTCTTTATTTGGGATACCGTTATATTCATTATCCGGCTCATGCACACCAGCTCCGGCATTAAAACGTTGATAGGTGATTTGCGATGCCACAGGATTAGCACGCCTGCGATCTTCATTAATTTCAGAGAACTTGGCACCCGCTGTGGCCCCGACACCAATAGAGTCATAAACAATATCGGCCCCCCGTTCTAAAGCAGCCATGTATGTACGCAGACAACTTTTCAGCAACTCGTCTTCTTTCGCCTTCCACTCGTCGGCCCAGTACACCACAGAACCATGTCGATAGACGTTGGCACACTTATCCGCACCACTGTCGGCGACATCGAAACCGATGCGCTTACGTCCTTCAGGCTCAAAGCCCAGAACCTTATGCGCGTCAACAGCCGCTTCAATCCACGAAAGCTTAATAATTGCCGCATCATCATCAGACTCTGGTACGCCCTCATAAACATGCACAAACCCTTCCGGGTCACGATGCCTGGCTGCATCGATAACCTTCAGCATGGTGTCTGAAAGGAATGGATTCTCGTCGTAGTTGATTTTGCGAATCAGCGTATCTTCTGGCGGATCGACCACAAAGTTACGCCACACGAAATCGGTGACCAGTCCAGGGTTAAAAATAAACCAACACTCTGAACCCTCTTTACGGATTGTCGGCTCCAGTATTTTCCATTGATATTCCGTCAGTGCATGGGCTTCTTCCAGCCACAACACATCGATCCCCTCCAGTGACTTAATTTCTTCGATGTTGCGCCATAACCCATAAAAAACAAATTCCGAGCCGGTAACCCGGTTAATGATTTTGTTGTTCAGAATGCGGAAACGATGCCGCAGGCCAAACCGGTCTATCTGAATTTTGAGAAGCGTGTAAACCGATTCTTCAATTTTGTTCTGGATCTGGCGAGCGCAGCAAAAACGCAGGCTGTATTTATTTGCCAGGAATATTGCAAATCCGGCTGCATCCCATGATTTTGACGATGACCGCCCGCCATAGAGCACCTTATTTCGCGCCTGCGTGGTCCAGAAGTTTCTCAGGGCCGGATTAAGCGTCGGTCTGGATATCGGCGTAGAAGTCATTCAGGTCACGTTCTCCGTTACCATCATCGATACCAGCATCACGTCGCAGCCTGTCAGCCTGGAGAGATACCTTATCAGTAGCCGCCAAACGATAATCAGTGTCGGCGTGTATTTTGCTAACGGTCGCCAGCGTTCCAACGATGGATTCAATGCGCACGGTGTTACGCATCATCGCCTTTTCGGCAGCGCTGATGTTATCCATCAGAATTTTGCGCTGCTGCTCTTCCTCCGCATCCTCCAGCAGGGTGAGCCAGCGACCAATGTTCTCGGCGGCCATCAGGTTATTCGCCCGCAACCGGAAGAGCTCATCTTCAAGCGTCAGCGCTCTGGCATCCTCAACGACTTCATCTTTCAGGAGAAGGCGCCGGGCGTAACCGCCATGTTTCAGTGCATACTGATTACCGGGCTGAAAAGGGGGATGATTAGTGACAACCTTTTTGCGTACCGTTTCGGGTTTCGTATCTGCGGGAGGTTTGGTTTCTGGCTGTGAATGCTTTTGCACTGCACCGGAGCTGGCAGGCTTCCTCGTGGTACGCACCGTGTTTTTTTGCGTACCATTTTTGCGTACCTGCGTACCATTTTTGCGTACCCACTCCAGCTTCTTAGCTTTCTTCCTTATCGCCCCTTCTGTTACACCATACAGAGTACCGATTTCACGAAGGCTCATAACTCCGGCCCGGTATGCCGTCTCGATGGCCTCCCAGTCCGGTTTTGCCATGATTATGTTCCCTGTGATTAACCATTATCGCAGCCCCTCACTGAAGGGCTGCTGTAATGCCTGACCTCACCTACTGCATAACCGTATTATCAGCATCACTACCGAGAATATCGGTCAATGCGGTATCGACAGCGGCGTCAATCTGCTGATCCAGAGTGGATTTAATCTGCGTTTTAACTGCGATGGTAACGGCGTCTGATTTGAGGGCGTTTTTCACCATGTCGTCGGTGACGATATCTTTCATATCCGGCATTTCTCTTTGCTCCGTATGGACGAGGCTTTTCAGCCATTGAGTTATTTTCATGAGGTGTACCAGTTTTTAGCGTCTGGTTACGTTTTTGAGGTGTACGAAAACTGGCTTATATCAGTACGATAAAAACGCGATGTAGTAGTACGCAGACCCAGAGACATTGTCATGTTTATGCATTTCTGAAACTCCCCCGCAGGTAAGCTCCTTTTCCCTCCTGCGGGGATTTTTTTATCTGCACTGCGTGCGAACGTACTCCTGCAAATACTTCAGTTTTTCCTGGTCGCTGATGATTCCGGCGCGGATATTGAGAACGTTTTGTCCAGCACCTGGAGAGAGTTCGACGGTGGCAGCATTGCCCACGCGGCTGGTGCTGGCGGTTTCGGTCTCGGTGGGCACTGAACATCGTCCTTCGACGCGCACCCGGCCACCAGCAGCAAGGCGGCGCTGCAAATCAGTATTCCTGGTCTGTGCATCAGCTAATTCCTTCGTGTATTTTTCATCGAGGGCGGCAACGTCACGCTGGCGCTT